AAGCTTGGGAAGTAGAAGTAAAGCAGTTTGCCTTCAATAGAAGCACTCAACAAAATCGCAAGTATTGGAAGCTTATCCAGGAGCTTGGTTCTTTTCTTGGGTATGATGAGGGTGAGATGCACGAGCTTATGAAATATAAGTTTCTTAGTTTTAAGCAAGAGCTTTTAGGAGATGAGATGGTAGTAATTCCATCTACATCTAAACTAACGATTAAAGAGTTTGTAGAGTATTTAAATAAAGTAGAGAGGTTTGCAATTGAGTTAGGATTTACATTAGATGTATCACAATATGGTTATTGAAAGGAGAACATATGAATTATTTATCGGTATGCAGTGGAGTTGAAGCTGCATCTGTAGCATGGAAAGGATTAGGTTGGAATCCTCTAGGTTTTAGTGAGATAGAGAAGTTTCCATCAGAAGTATTAAATCACCATTATCCCAATGTGCCAAACTTAGGGGATATGACTAAATATAAGGAGTGGAATTTTGGAAAAAAATCAGTTGACCTTGTCGTTGGGGGAACACCATGTCAATCATTCTCAGTCGCTGGACTCAGAAAAGGAATGGAAGACCCAAGAGGGAATCTTGCCCTCACATTTTGTGCAATTCTTGATAAGTTTAGACCCAAGTGGTTCGTTTGGGAAAACGTGCCAGGTGTCCTCAGTAGTAACAAAGGACGAGACTTTGGCTCCTTCCTCGGGGCGGTGGCTGAACTCGGGTATGGTGCATCATACAGGGTGCTTGACGCTCAGAACTTCGGAGTCCCACAGCGAAGGAGAAGAGTCTTTGTTGTCGGACATCTTGGAGACTGGAGTCCTACCGCAGAAGTATTATTTGAGCCAGAAAGCTTGTCAAGGCATATTGAGGAGAGCAGAAAAAAGAGGAAAGACACTCCCAGAGACTCTTCGCTTGGCATTGATACAAGTGGCCCACTCGCAGCAAGAGACCACAAAGACATGGGAACAGATGGACTAAACAAAACTTCATCGAAAATGATCCCTACAATAGCTCACTGTTTAGAGACAACAAGCAATGACTATTCAAGAGCTGATGGTTTTAACATGATACCAGAGAAAACAGATGCTTTGTTAGCTAGGGATTATAAAGGATTAAACTCTGATAGTTTAGCCAGTAAAGCTATTGTTGAAGTCTTTGAGAACCATCCATCTGATAGTCGTGTTAAAGAAATGGGTGAAACTTGTCAAACAGTAACATCAACATGGGGTGCAGGTGGCGGTAATATTCCATTTGTGTTAGGAGGTCAGCATCCAAACGCTGCAGTTTCTGAAAATGAATCACCCACATTAACTAATGCTATGGGAAGTGGTGGAGGTCATGTCCCTGTAATAAACGAACCTTTTGCATTAGCTGAAAACACTATAGGAAGACAGCCTCTTAACGGAGGTAATGGAGATGGGTACACTGAAAAAACACCTATGTACACATTAAATGCTACAGGAGTTCATGGCATAGCACATGGGTTTGAACCAGGTATTGCAAAGAGGGAGGGTAATCCATCTAGGTTTACTGAAGAAAAGTCTCCTACCATAAGAGCTAACATGGGAGATAATCAAGTAGCAGTTTCAAATCAAATGGCAGTAAGAAAGTTAACGCCTGTTGAGTGTGAAAGGTTGCAAGGATTTCCTGACAACTACACTAACATTAAAGAGAATTGTCCTGATGGGCATAGGTATAAAGCTATGGGTAATAGTATGGCAGTACCTGTAATGAGATGGATAGGAGAACGTATAAACAACTATAAGGAGGAAAACTATGCAGTATAAAAAAGTTATGGTAATAGGTGATATGCACATTCCGTATCATCACAAAGACTCTATGGCATTTCTTAGAGCGTTAAAGAAAAAGTACAAAGGTTTTGACCTAGTAGTAAATATAGGTGATGAGTTAGATCAACACGCAATTAGTATGCACGATAATGATCCAGACTTACCTAGTGCTGGAGATGAGTTAAAAATGTCTAAGGTTCACGTTAAGGAATTAGAAAAGATATTTCCTGATATGACGTTAGTTGATTCTAATCATTCATCGTTAGTATATAGACGAGCATTAAAGTATGGTTTACCAAAGGCTTATCTTAAACACTACAACGAGTTCTTAGGTGTAGGTAAGGGTTGGAAGTGGGTGCAAGACTTAACCATTACTCTTAATGATGGTTCTAGGTGTTTCTTTACTCATGGTATGTCAGCTAATGTATTAAGTGTGGCTCAGAAGTATGGTATGCACACAGTTCAGGGACATTACCATAGTAAAGCTAGTATTCAATACTTTAGCAATCCTGATAAATTAGTATGGGGCGCACAAACAGGATGCTTAACTAACCAAGATTCAATGGCCTTTAGTTATGCTAAAAACTTTAAAGACAGATTCATTATGTCATCCATTGTGATTGTAGATGGACAACCTAGAATACATCCTATGGTTATTAAAGATGGTAAATGGATAGGTAAGATAGTATAATGAAGAAAGCAAACAAACTTAAAATGCAAAAGATGGTAGAGTTTGGTTGTGTGGTATGTAGGTGGTATGAGGGGGTAGATGATTTACCTCCTTGTAACATTCATCATATTAGAGATAAGACTGGACTAGGCATGAAAGATGAAGAGATGATACCTCTTTGTCATTACCATCATCAAGGGCGTATGGGTATTCATACTATAGGTAAAAAAATGTGGGAAGAAAGGTATGGTACTCAACGTGAATTACATGAACGAATGAAGGAGGAATTAAATTTTGACATCGATTGATTTTGAAGTAAAGAATCCACTTAAAGATCAGGTGGGTGGAGACCATTATAGTAAGTTAGAAATACAACCAGCGGTGTATTCAGAACGTAACAAGCTATCTTACTTACAAGGTAATGCAATTAAGTATATTACTAGATATAAAGATAAGGGAGGTGTAGAAGACTTATACAAGGCAATACACACTGTTAAACTTTTAATAGAATTGGAGGACATAAAATGAGCTATTTAGGTTACAAGAATAAGGCTTTCATGAATTATAAAAGGGAGCAAGAAAGAATAAAGATATGGAAGATAAAACAAAAGGCAGCAAAAGCAAGGAAGCTTAAAAGGTTTAGGCAGTGGAAAAAACTATCTAATACATTCATAATACAGCTTGTAGTAGTAGCATTACTAATAGCTCTTTATGGTGTGTTTGCTTCAGCAATAATAGCAGAAGAAAAAGGTAGTAAGGTAGGGGTAGGCAATTTTGTAATGGCAGTATCTTACACAGATTCATATAATGATTTAGTCTATGTATCTAACTTTGTCAACTGCGACCATGCTTTAGATTATTACAATATGAACTGTGCAACACAAGGCGCTAAAATTATGATGTGTCAATTAGAAGAATACCTTTATATGCCAATAGGCCATAACAGTGATTCATCATTTGACTTTGAGCCAACAGACAAACAGTCCTGCGGATTCGTAGGAGTTCAGAAACCTAAATTTACGGAGGCACAATAATGGGAAAAGGCAGCGGAAGACGTAAGCAAGATATTACTGACGAAGAGATGGAAAAAGCATGGAACGCTATCTTTGCTGGGCATCCAACTGAAGATCAGTTTGAAACAATAAAGAAAGACATCGTTAAACGTAAAGAAGATGTTGTAAGAGAAGATGGGTATGGCAATGTATTACCTAAAACCAATGACCCTGACAGGTTTGTTGATGATATTGGAGATGCTTAATGGCTAAAACATCTCCTACACAAAGAACCTTAAAACGCATGAGAGAGTCAGGTGACTATGTTCTAGTAAAGATAGTTGAAAGATGGAACGCTCATGCTTTTAAAAGGCAAGACCTCTGGAACTTTGATATATTAGGTATATCAATTACTGGAGAGACACACGCTTTACAGGTAACATCGTATAGCAATGTAAACGCTCGGATTAAAAAGATAGAAGAATCTGAATATACACCTCACTTACGAGATGCAGATTGGGTTCTTCTTGTTGAAGGCTGGAAGAAAGAAAAGAACGGCAGATACAAATCTTACATAACCGACTTATCTTAACGAAAGGAGAATAAATGGACAATTATCAGAGATTCATTCATGTATCACGCTATGCTAGATACATACCAGAACTAAAAAGAAGAGAAACATTTGAAGAAACAGTAACAAGGCTAACAGATTTTATTAAGAAACATCAACCAAAACTAGGTAAAGATATAGATAGGATTCATAATGCAGTATTAAACCTAGAAGTAATGCCATCTATGAGATTGTTAATGACAGCAGGTGAGGCTTGTGAGCGTGATAACATATCTGCGTATAACTGTAGCTACTTGGCTATGAATAACAAGAGAGCTTTTAGTGAAGCACTATACATTCTAATGAACGGAACAGGAGTTGGATTTAGTTGTGAAAGACAAGAGATTGATAAACTACCACAGATACCAGAAAGTATTAATCCTTGTGATGATACTATTGTTGTTGGCGACAGCAAACTTGGGTGGGCGAAAGCGTTTAAAAAACTTCTATCTAGTTTATGGGAGGGTGACATACCGACCATTGACTACTCTCGTGTTAGACCCGCAGGTGCTAGGCTAAAAACATTTGGAGGTAGAGCATCAGGGTTTGAGCCATTAAAGAGACTGTTTGATTTTGTTACTGATACATTCATTAACGCTAGAGGTCGTAAGCTAACATCATTAGAAGTACATGACATTACTTGTATGATTGGTGAGATTGTAGTAGTTGGAGGAGTTAGACGATCAGCTCTTATATCATTATCTAATCTTACTGATAAACGAATGAGAGAGGCTAAGATAGGTGCTTGGTATAATGACAATCCACATAGAGGTTTAGCAAATAACTCTGTAGCTTATACAGAAAAACCTGACATGGAAGTATTTATGGAAGAGTGGCTATCGTTAGTAAAGTCTAAGTCAGGTGAGCGTGGTATCTTTAACAGAGTAGCATCTCAGAAACAAGCTTCTAAATGGGGTAGACGTGATGACTCTTTAAACTACGGGACGAACCCTTGCAGCGAGATAATTTTGCGTGATAAGCAATTCTGTAACCTAACAGAGGTAGTTGTAAGAAGTAATGACACAAAAGAATCATTACTTGAAAAAGTAAGGTTAGCAACAATACTAGGTACTTTTCAATCTACTTTAGACAAGTTTCAATTCTTATCTGCTGAATGGCATAAGAATACAACTGAAGAAAGATTGTTAGGTGTTTCATTAACAGGGATTATGGATAGCAAGATGATGTCAAATCCAGATCCTACATTTTTAGAGGAGTTAAGAGATGAAGCAAGAAAAACAAACAAAAAGTATGCCAAGCTCCTTGAAGTTCCAGAGTCTGCTAGTATTACTTGCGTTAAGCCTAGTGGTACTGTTAGTCAGCTTGTTGACTCCGCTAGTGGTATTCATAGTAGACATAGTGATTATTACATTCGGACTGTTAGAATTGATAAGAAAGACACTCTTTATGAGTTCCTTAAAGGGAAGGGAGTCACTGTTGAAGATGAAGCATATCGTCCTGACAGCACCGCAGTCTTTAGTTTTCCTATTAAGAGTCCTAGAGGAAGCATTACACGCAACGATAGAACTGCTCTTGAAGAACTTGAAACTTGGTTAATCTATCAAAGGCATTGGTGTGAACATAAACCATCTGTAACTATTAACGTCAGGGAGCATGAATGGTTAGAGGTAGGTGCATGGGTGTATAAATACTTTGATGAGATTTCCGGGATTAGTTTCTTACCTCACTCAGATCATAGCTATGTTCAAGCACCATATCAGGACATTAGTAAGGATGAGTTTAGAAAGGCGTTAGCAGAAACACCACAGTTAATTGAGTTTGACGAGATGTTAGAGGAAGAAGATAATACTGAATCTTCTCAGACTCTAGCTTGTACTGGTGGGTCTTGTGAAATCACATAGGACTTTAAATTGTGTAAAGTGGATAAGCTCTGTATTAATCATCTTATCCATGATACTTACTGCTGCTAACATCTATCCAGCAAATCTATTTATAGCGGTACTGCCTACAGTAGGGTGGATATATATATCGTTTGTGTGGAGAGATAAGGCACTTATTGCAATGAACTTTACAGCATTGACTATTTATTTACTTGGAATAGCTAATTATTTGAGGCTCTAGGAGCGATTATTTTTCTCCAGCGTAGGGTAGCCTACCCAAAAT